CCGTAGAAGTAGAAGTAAACGAAGAATAAAACAAACATCATGAAAAGAGAAATTAAATTTCGCGGAAAATCAACTAATACAGGGAAGTGGTATTATGGACTTTTTTGTTACGATTGGGATCGTGATACTAATTTAAAGCCAGCTATACAGTCATCATTGACAGGTATGGAATCAAGTTTTTCAAAAACAATTATTGATATAGAAACACTTGGGCAATACACCGGCTTGAAAGACAAAAACGGAAATGAAATTTATGAGGGGGATATTTTTAAATGTTTATCAGCAACAGAACCTGAAGATAAAGGGTTTATTTGCCAATTCAAAGATTATCGTTGGAAATGCAATAATGTTCGTTATCCTGATGATGATTTTTATGGAACAGTAAACTATGAGTATATTCAAAATAATTGCGAAATCATCGGCAACATTTACGAGAACCCTGAACTATTACAAACACAAAAACCATAAACAATGACTAATATAGAAAAACTTGTTGATCAAAAGTTATCAGAGATGGTAAGAGATAAACCCGTTGAATTTATAATGGCTATGCTTATAAGGATGGGGCAAATGTGCGTTGAAACAAATGCAGCTACAATGGATTTAAGTCAGGAAAGCACATTATCAAATCAGCGTTATCAAATAAAATGTAAAATAACATTAAAAAAAATTAAACAATGAAAAGAATACCATTTACTTTAGAAGCCTGGAAAGCTGGCGGAGTTCCTGTAACAAGGTCGGGGGAATATGTGAAGCAGTTGACGTATTTTGAGGGGGTTGGTATTGAATACTATTTTGCCGGAGTATTAGAACGTAATATTAAAACATGGGATATATCAGGTAGATATATTACTGATTCCGATGATCCGTTACAATTTGACCTGCTCCTTGAAGTTCCCTGCACAAAATACTACACGCATTATTACAGGGAAATTATTGGCGCAGGAATAATGAGCTATACGGATCAAAAAGAAGTAGCAATAAACTTAAACACTTATACCCACATCAAAACAGTCGAGGTCGAATTTTAACGGTAACTCATAAACCAAAACAAAATGAACAAAGGACTATTCATTCACCTGATGGTGAAACTTCCCCTTACAACCAAAAAATAAAGCTATGACATACCTATCAAAACAATTAGCTGAGAAAATTGCAGAACTTCATCTGCAAGGACAAAATATCTGCAAAATAGCCAATGAATTAAAAATAAGTAAAAGCACCGTTTCAAGGATGATACTTAAATTTAATTTATGTAACTTTGATTTAAGTCAATTAAATTTCAGGCAAAATGCAGCACCAGGAACTTACCCGGCAAGAGTTCAAAAAGAATACGATCCATCAGATCCGATGTGCTTCGATGATGGTAACGGGTATTTTGATATTAAAAAGTGGGGGCGGCAATACGGGGATGGGAGAGTTGTATAATTTTGGTTTAGCATAGTAAGGGTTACCCCTGATTATTTCTATAGTCGGGGATTTTATTAAAAAATATGGAATACAGAAACATATCAGATATAAAGCCTAATCCTAATAATCCACGTATTATTAAGGATGACAAGTTTGCCAAATTGGTAAAAAGCATTAAGGAGTTTCCGCAGATGATGGAAAAAAGACCTTTGGTTTGCTTTACTGATACCGATGGCAATTTGGTTGTATTGGGCGGCAATATGCGGTTAAAGGCAGCTAAGGAAGTTGGACTAAAGGAATTGCCTGTTGTGATTGCTGATGATTGGACTGTTGAACAACGTTCTGAGTTTCTGATAAAAGATAACGTTGGTTTCGGTGAATGGGATTGGGATGAACTTGCAAACGATTGGGATGCTGAGCAGTTGACGGATTGGGGGTTAGATATTCCCGGCTTTGATTTAGATACGGATGGATTTGGAACTGATTTTAGCTTACCTGAAGGGGATAAAGCACCATTTCAACAAATGACTTTTACATTAGCAGATGAGCAAGCGGAGCAAATTAAAAACGCTATTGCGGATATTAAGAAAACAGAGGAGTATAAATACGCTGAAACTATGGGAAATGAAAACTCAAATGGCAACGCACTTTATTTAATCGTAATGCAATGGGCAGAGCAAAGGAAATAATAGTTAAGGTAATACCCGCAAAGATTGCGAATGAGTTTGTAAAGAAGCACCATTATAGCGGGAAGGTGGTTCCAAATTCTACTTTGCACTTTGGTTGCTTTTTAGATGACAAATTGCACGGAGTTATGAGTTATGGAAGTCCTTTTATGAAGACAAAAGTTTTACCTTTAGTTGAGCCACAAAATTGGAACGGAATGCTCGAACTTAATAGAATGGCTTTTGATGATTACTTGCCAAAGTATTCAGAAAGCCGTTGTATTGCAATTAGTATTAAATTAATTAAAAAAAACGCCCCACAAATAAAATGGATTTTATCTTTTGCAGACGGGACTCAATGCGGCGATGGAACAATTTACAGAGCAAGTGGCTTTGTGTTAACTTCAGTAAAAGAAAATAGTAGTATTATAAAACTTTCAAATGGGGATATTGTAGCTTCAATGACTTACACAAAAGGCAAAAATATTTTAAGTCAAGGAGGTAGAGCAGGAATACCACAAGATGCTGAAAAATTAAACGGTAATCAATTAAGATACATTTACTTAATTGATAAAACGTGCAAAATAACAGTTCCTATACTTCCATTTTCAAAGATTGATGAAATGGGAGCAGGAATGTATAAAGGCGAAAAAATAACATTAGCCGAAAGGCAAAAAAATGCGGCAAAAGTGTTACCGGTAGCACAGCAGGCTTCCAGCTTGCAGGAGGGGTTCGATTCCACCTTGCCGCTCAATAAAACAGGTAAATAACAGGTATGGGATTCCCGAATGACGATACAAAGTTTAAGCCAGGCCAAAGCGGAAATCCTAATGGAAGGCCAAAGAAGATACCTGAGCTGAATGAATTACTTGCTGAAGTATTAGGTGAAGAAAAGGATGGTAAAACAGCAGCACAGGCAATATTAGCCGCATTACGGGCAAAGGCAACTAAAGGTGATGTAAGAGCTGCGGAGGTGCTTTTAAACCGGGCTTATGGTAAACCACTTGAAAGTCATAAGGTTGACTTACATTCAAATATAGAAACTATCCAAATAATCAAACTGCCCGACAATGGACGTTGTGATTCCACTGATAAATCAGCGTAATTTTTTCGAGTTAAAATATGCCATACGTTCATTTGAACGGTGGTTCAACCCTGAAAGGGTGGTATTGGTAGGAGGCAAGCCTGATTGGTTTACAGGTGAACATATCCCGTTTCCTGATTATAACCCGCTATTCAAAGAGACAAACATCCATGATAAGACCAAAGCAGGGGCAAAGCTACTTGGCAGCCCTTTCCTTTTTTGCAATGACGATCATTTTGTCCTTGCTCCTTATTGGGGACTACACCATAAAGGGAAAATGAATGATTGCCTGAAGCAAAGGAATAGGAACGGCACTTACGGTCGAATGATGGTCAACACGATGGATATTTTTGGGGAGGATATTTTCAACTACGATACCCATTGCCCAATGATGATGGATTTGGCCGGTATTGAGAATATTAACCTTGATTGGTCGATTCATAACGGGTACTGCTTTAAGACATCCTATGCCTATTCCAATGGCCTTACCGGTGAATTTTATGAGGATGGAAAGTATAACACGATACCTGGCGAAATTAAACGGCTATATTTCAGTACTACAGAAAGTTGCAATAACTTGCATGTACTTGAAAGGATATTCCCCACTAAAAGCAAATTTGAGAAATGAAAGTATTAATCTTATCGGCTAACATTGGCAACTTCGACAGTCCGAAGCAGCATGTTGAACAGGATATTGAATGCGATTTTGTAGTGGAGATGGATTTTGCCGGAAAAACTGATAATAGAAAGATTGGGAAATTTATTAAAATGGGAGGCCTTAATTATGGGAATGGGTATGAGGTTGTTATTTGGATTGACGGTAACGTAACAATTACCAATCCCGGATTTGCCCGAATGATGGTTGAAAAGTTGGCAGACAATGACATTGCAATTTCCAATCATCCTTTCAGGAAAACAACCGGTCAGGAGTACGATTACATCATATCACAGATTGAGCAAGGTAATGAATATTTAAAGAGCAGATATGATCCTGAAAAGCTAAAGTCAGAGCGTTTGATAGTTGGGGATGATTTGCCACTTTATTGGTGCGGCTGCTTTGCTTACCGTACAGGTCAAAAGTTTACAAACTTTGGTGGGTGGTGGTTTAGTCATGAATGTGATTATGCCATGTTTGACCAGTGCAGCTTCAGCTATTGGGCAAAGGTTCACGATATGAAAATATCGGCCTTTGACTTTAATGGATTCTACAAAAACGATTACCTAACAGTTACAAAACATTTAAAATGAGGTGTGATATTATCAACCAACTAATAAAGGACAACGGCTATCAGTCCTATCTTGAAATCGGAGTTTACAACAAGGCGTGGAACTTTGATAAGATAAAGTGCAAAAAAAAGGTAGGGGTTGACCCCAATAAATCAGTTGGGGCGACCTTTGCATTGACAAGCGATGACTTCTTTGCACAGAACAAAGAAAAGTTTGATATTATCTTCATTGATGGGCTGCATCACTATGAACAGGTAAGTAAAGACATCCACAACAGCCTGAATTCTTTAAATGAAAACGGATCAATAGTTGTTCATGACTGCAACCCGACCACAAAGGAGATGCAGCAAGTTCCACGCATACAGGGCGAATGGACGGGTGATGTGTGGCGTGCATGGATTGAGTACCGTTTATACGAAAATTTGTCAATGAAGGTTTATGATGTTGATTACGGTGTTGGAGTTATTCAGCGTGGAAATCAGCAGCCTTTTCGTATTGAAGGAAAAGATTTGACCTATGAAAATTTCGCAGTAAATAAAAAAGAATGGCTTAATCTTGTGCCATACCCGGATACCGTTAAACCTGTCTCTATCTGCATACCTGTATTCGAGCAGTACGGAAAAGGGGATAAGATGATAACAAAGTTATTGGACAGCCTCAAAGGATTAAAGGGTAACCATGAGATAATCGTAAGCGATAACAGCGATAACGATACGATAAAGACCATCTGCAAGAACTATCCGGTAAAATACTACCACAACCCGGTTAAAGGGATTTCTGCAAATACAAACTACGCAATCAGTAAGGCAAGCCATGACCTGATAAAAATCATGTACCAGGATGATTTATGCCTGTCCGATGAAATGGCAAACGAATTTAGCAAGGCTTTGGATGGTGGCGGATGGGCTGTGTGCCATTATTTAAGATTGGATGAAAGAGGGATAAAAGGCAAAGAAGTCAAACCTGTTTACACGGATGATATAATCAAAGGCAGGAATACAATCGGGATGCCTTCTGTGATTGGATTTAATCGTGTTTCTTTTGAGTTTGATACAAACTTAAAGACATTATTGGATTGCGAATTTTACTGGCGGCTATTCAAAAAATACGGTCTTCCTAAAATAATCACAAAGCCTTTAGTTGGCCAAAGGTATTGGAATGGATCTACAAGTCGAAAACAAGGAAATTTTACGGAAACAGAGTATAAATATCTGCAAGATAAATGGGCGGAACTAAAGTAAAGTATATTCAGCCACAGGAAGGGTATCAGCAAATAGCTTTAAGCAGCAAGGCTGATATTGTTATCGGTGGTGCAGCGGCATTTGTTGGTAAAACGTTTGCTTTGCTTTTGGATGCTGTAAGGGGGATTACTTATGAAGGATACGGGGCTGTGATATTCAGGCGTACAAGTGTGCAGATAAGGAATGAAGGCGGCTTGTGGGATACTTCAATGAGCCTGTATTTAGGTGCAGGGGGTGAACCCCGTGAAAGTTCATTAGATTGGACATGGCCAAACGGCTCAAAGGTTTCTTTTCGGCATTTGGAGTACGAGAAAAACAAATATGACTGGCAGGGCGCACAGATACCATTTTTAGGTTTTGATGAACTTACCCACTTCACTGAATCAATGTTTTTTTACCTGCTATCACGTAACCGGTCAAATTGCGGCATTAAGCCTTACGTTAGGGCAACATGCAACCCTGATCCGGAAAGTTGGGTTGCAAAGTTGGTTGAATGGTGGATTGATCCCGAAACGGGATTCCCTATTTTAGAAAGGAGGGGAGTAATACGGTACTTTATCAAATACGGCTCTGATTACATATGGGGTGACAGCTACGATGAGGTAAAGGAAAAGGCTTGGCATATTTTAGAGCCATTGATTGAGCAAAGTGGGTTAAGTGCAAATGATTTTATTAAATCAATCACTTTTGTATCGGGTTCAATTTACGACAATAAAGAAGGGTTAAAGAATGATCCATCTTATCCCGGTAACCTACTTTCACAGGATGAGGACACAAGGCGGCAGCTGTTGGAAGGTAATTGGAAGATGAGCGCGTCACCTTTGGATGTTTACGATTACGCTGCATTCCTGGGGCTGTTTGAGAATATCAAAGATGTAAACAAAAAAGGCAAGTATATAACAGCTGATATTGCCATGAAGGGCAGCAACAAACTTGTGGTCGGGTATTGGGAAGGAAATGAATTGATGGATATTGAGGTGATGGATAAGTCTGACGGAAAACAGGTGATTGATTTGATAAGTGAAGTTGCCAAATATTATTCAGTAGAAAATCGTTATATTTGCTATGATTCGGATGGTGTTGGCAGTTACGTTGATGGTTTTATACGTGGCGCAATACCATTTAACGGAGGGGCTTCGCCTATTGAAGTGAAGGACAATGCAAGTAACAAACTGATAAAGGAAAACTATCAGAACCTTAAAACTCAATGCTATTACCGTTCAGGAGATAAGGTTAACCGGGGCGAAATGAAGATTAATGAACGCTGTGCCAACAAGATGTATGATGCGACAATGACGGTAAGGCAACGGTTCATGTATGAACGTAAGGCTATTAAAAGGGCAAAGGTTGACATGGATGGAAAGCTAAGGATTATTGGTAAGGATGAAATGAAAGTAAAGTTAAACGGTGAAAGTCCTGATTTATTGGATATGTTTATGATGCGTGAAATTTTCGATTTAAAACAAGTTAAACAGTTCATTGCATGAGCATATTCAGTAAGATTTTCGGACTTGATAAGGTCCGTTCACAGGCTAAGGCGTATCAGGTAAATTCAACCATTGCACAGGCTGTTAACATCGGTCAGCAGATTTTCCCAACATATCAGGTATGGAAGGACATTGTAGCCTATCAAACGGTAGATGATATCTATTCCGTTGTAAAGAGATTATCCAACACATCCGCAATGATTCCGATGTATTGCGATAATATCGCAACAGATGAGGAACTACCTGCTACAGATCCGCTGTCGAAACTCATCAGGAATTTATCTACTCAAAAAAGGGTGGAACTATTCACCTTCCTTTATGGCACAGGTGAATGTTTTGCGTATAAGAATCGTTTGGATGCAGGTGTTAATCGTGGTGTTTACGATTTGACTTTCCTTCACCCGTCAAACATGAGTGTGGTGCTTTCTACCGGTTTCCCCACTTATGTACTTGGGTATATTTATCAGGACTTTCAGCAGGGGTTTGAATTGAAACTTTTACCTGAAGAGGTTATTCATTTTAAGTACTTCAACCCGTCAAATGATTACTATACAAAGTGGCGCGGATTCGGACCGGTACAAGCGTTAACGCATCGGTTAACAAGATTAAAAGCCGGAATGGATGCTTCAGTAAGTCAGATGCAGAACGGTGGTGTGCCTGGGATTGTTTACGAAAAATCAGAAAACTTTGATGTGGAGGCTTTCGGGTTACGGCAAAAGCGGATGCAGGAGTTTTTCAATAATTCATCCAACAAGGGCGCACCTTACAACGCTGTTGGGGAAATGGGATACATTCAGTTAGGGTTACCATTGGCTGATTTGGATGTTGCAGAACTTCAAAAAATAGACTTCCAAAAGATATGTAATGCCTTTTCTATTTCATCTATTCTTTTCAATAACGATTCATCAAGTACGGAAAGCAATGTAAACGAAATGAGCAAACAACTTTACACCAATGCCATTTTGCCTACCTTGAAAATCGTACAAGACCAATTTAATAACGATGAAGAAATATCCGCCAACTATACAAAGAGGGTGGAATTTGATTTGAGTGATGTTGCTGAATTACAGGAAGACATGAATGCAAAGGCTTCTGTTTATTCGGCCATGCCGGTAATAATCCCTAACGATGTAATGGAAGCATTCGGATTTGAAAGGTACGACGATCCGCTGATGGATTTGCCATACATAAAATCAGGCTATCAGCCTATTTCAGATTTCAGTGCTGCCCCTCCTGATGTTACTTTACCAATGAATCCGAATGAGTAAAAGCGTTATTGAAATAGCGAGTATTTGCGAGAAAAAAGTAAACATGATTCTTTTGCAGGAATTGCCGACACCTGACTGCCCACGTAAGAAGCAGCAGAACGAATGGAAAAGGTCGGAGGTAAAAAAAGAATTGGCCTCACGCCTTGGAGGACTTGGGATAAGCATATCAATCAAATGACACCAAACGAAAATATGCAGTTTTGGAGAAAGTGGAATCGCTTTCAGCAAAGGCATGAGTTGACGTTTACAAAGTTGTTTAAAAAGGCATTACAGCAGCAGGTAAGGGCATTTGAGAAAAGTAAAGACCCTATGTTAATTCCTGCATATCCCATCTACACGGCACTCAAAGAACTTTACTCAAAAGTTGGCCCGTTATGGGCAAATGAGATACGAAAAGACATAAGGGGTAAAACAATCACAAAGGCACGTTTGCCGATGGGTTTCAATGAGGATATTATCAATTTGATGCGTGAGTATTTCGGTATTGATTTATTGAATGATGCTGAATTAATGACACGATACAGCCGTGAGGTGATTGCTAAAGTTCTTTCTGATTCTTTGCCATTGGGTTTATCTTTTGATGAAATAGTAAAGAAACTTTTAGTGCATCCTGAATTTAGCGCAATGAGGGCAAGGAGAATAGCAAGGACTGAAACGGTAACGGCTGCAAATGGTGCTTCAATGATTTACGTACGTCAAAGCAAAGCGAAATGGAATAAGGTATGGATAGCTGTAAAAGATGCACGTACAAGACACAACCACAGAGATATTGATGGAACTGAAATAGATATTGATACGCCTTTCAAATTACCTGATGCGGAAATGATGCAGCCGGGTGCCAGAAAGCAGCCGAACAATTTAGCAGTACCGGCAAGTGAAGTTGTTAATTGTCGTTGCACTGTTGCATTTGAGGCAAAGAGGGATGCAAGTGGTAGGCTTATCCGTTCTTAGTTTCCAGTCTATCGTAAAACCTTTCAAATATCGGGTTTCCTTTGTTTGTATCCCTTTCAATCTTTTCTTTAATCGCATTTTCTACCCACTTTCCAATTTTAACGGCTTCGGTTAGGTGTTCAATCATTTGCTGATGAACATCATTACTTATTCTTACTGATTTTCCGTAAAAATTCATATTTACAATTTTATACAAATGTAGCAAAAATAAAGGCTATGTAAAAGGTAATTTTATTCCGTGGATAAAATCTTTTCGTATAAAAGTTTTAGCGATGGTGCTGCATTTAAGGATGCAGACGCAAAGCAGGGCATTGTTACCGGATATTTCTCAAAGTTCGACAATGTAGACAGCGATGGTGATATTATCCGCAAAGGAGCATTTACAAAGACCATAAAGGAGAATTTCAGCAGGATTAAACACCTGATGAATCACAACCCATCGCAGCCGTTAGGAGTGATTAAATCACTTATTGAGGACGGTAACGGCCTTGCCTATGAAAGTCAAATCGGTAAACATGCTTTAGGTGTTGACTTCATTAAAATGGTTGAAAGTGGTTTGATTTCGGAGCATTCAATCGGTTTTATTTCTGTGAAGAAAAACCAGTTAAAAGACAATGCTGATATTACTGAAATCACAGAGATCAAACTTTATGAGGGTTCTTCATTGACTGCATGGGGAGCGAATCCATTAACCCCGTTAACAGGACTAAAGGCCGAATTTGACGTAGATAAGATTGTCGAGCAGCAGAAAGCCATTGAAAAGTTCTGTAAGAATACCGACGCGACCGACGAAACAATCGAAATGTTACTGCTGCATTCAAAGCAGCTATCACAATACATCATTGATTTAAAGGCCATTCAGCCAGTTGTTACTACTGAACCGGATTTAATCGAAGCAATACAATCATTCAGAAAAACATTAAAATAATGGAAAAGAAAGAATTACTTGTGGAACTGGAAGCAATGAAAAGCGATTTGCTTGCACAATCCCAAAAATACAGCGTTGAAAGCGCAAAGGAAGCAGTCGAGAACCTTACCAAAAACATCGACCTGAAGCTGGCTCAAATTAAAACACTGCCTGAAGGCGTGGATATTGAGCAGTTGAAATCAGACGTTGAAACAACCGTAAAGGCTTTTGATGAGTTCCAAAAGAAATTCGATGAAAAGCATTTTGAGGCAAAGCCAAAAACATTTGCATCGGCATTTGCTGAAATGGTTGAAAAGAACGCAACAGCAATCGGCCAGGTACGTAAAGGCAACGGTTTTAAAGCCGAATTGGACCTGAAAACAGTTGGTAACATGACATTGGCCACTAACTTAACCGGTGATTCAGTTGCTTCTTACAATCCACGTCAGGCCATCCTGCCTTCAACATTGGTAAACTTCCGTGATCTGATTCCTACACAAAGCTCCGGGACGCTTGTTTCGGTGCAATACCGTGAATCAGCAGGTGAGGGCGGTGTAGCCGTTCAAACTGAAGGATCAGCAAAAGGACAGATTGATTACGATTTCAGCGAGGTTAAGACCGTGAACAAATATATTGCCGGTTTCGTTCGCTATTCAAAGCAAATGAACAAAGCGTTACCGTGGATGCAGTCAACACTTCCACGTCTTCTGTTAAGGGAGTTTTACAGCGGTGCAAATGGTGAGAACGCCACTTTCTTTGCCACAGTTTCAGGTGCTGCCACCGGTTCAACAACCACAGCGGAAACTGATGATGTAAAGCAAATCATTGATTACATCGCAAATCAAAGGACAGCGAAGTTTGCTGCTTCTGTTGGTTTGGTAAGCCATAAACAACTGGCGCGTTTGAACAAACTCACTTACACCAACGGTTATTATTCCGGTTCGGGTGGTGTGTTGACAAACGTTGACGGATCAATGGCCATCAGCGGCACACCGATTGTGCCTGTTGATTGGGTTACTGATGATAAGATTCTGATTTTTGACAGGGATTACCTGGAAAGAGTTGAAGCGGAATCTTTGATGGTTGAATTTTTCGAGCAAGACAGTGACAACGTTCAAAAGAACTTAATCACTGCAAGGATTGAGTGTTTGGAAGAAATCAACCTGATGTTGCTTAATTCAGCTATTTACGCTGATTTGGGTAACGCATCTTAAAAGCGGCATTGTTCATATTCATATTCAGGATTAAGGGGAGCCCCATCCGTTTGGGTGGGGTTTTTTTCTAAAGTTATGGTAACATACAATTCAATAAAAGATATTCAGATAGTTGAGGGCAGTTCTGCTCCTGTTGAGCCGGTAACACTTACCGAAGCAAAGGACTTTTGCAAAATTGATATTTCAACCGATGATGATTTGATTGAAGAGTTAATCACAGCTGCCCGTGAAATGTGCGAATCATTTGTAAACATCGGATTCATTGAGCAGGAAAAGGTTGTTATCATGAGCAACTGCAATGGTGGGCAGTTGTTGCCTTATGGTCCTGTAACTGAAATAAAAGAGGTTAAAGTTAATGATGAGATACTTTCATCCGATGAGTACGAAGTATCAGGTAACAGCTTTATTCGTCTGATCAGTCCAAAGGATGAAAGTATCTATATCAATTATGTAAGTGGTTATTCTGAATTACCAAAGAAGTTAAAGACGGCTTTATTAAACGCTATTTATTATTTATACGATAACCGGGCGCAGGGAGTAGATAACATCGGCCCTATTGCCATGATGTTATTAAAACCATTGCAGCGTGTATAAGTTAAACAGGCGCATAACGATAAGAAGATACAGCACGGTCAAAAATGATTTTGGCGGATTGGTTAGTGTGCAGACGGGATCATGGTCAAAGTGGGCACAGGCAAACGAAAGGTTTGGTACTTCATCAAGTACGTTACAGCAGCAGGTATGGGAGTATGACCAAAGGTTTATTATCAGGTTTGAAAAGGACAGGCCAACGAAAAGCAATGATTTGATTGAGTATGAGGGGCGGTTATTCAGGGTAAATTCAGTTGGTATTGACAGCGAAGGATTCAAAGCGTTTGAGATTATCAGATGCGTAAGGATTGACACAAATATAAATTCAACAGCACCGGTGGACAACGATAGCATACAGGTTATAAATTACACAGGAATTGGGGATGAAACGACATTCACCAATATCGGATTAATTGGTAAAACTGTTTTTGCTGCGTTTAAAGACGGGGTTCAGTTTGTGGTAAAGACAACAGGAACAGCAACGGATAAGCAAGTGGTGATTAACCAGGCCACAGGAGATACAACATGGTCAGTTCCTTTCAATGCCGGTGAGATTGCAACGATAATTTATTATTAATGAGATATTTTTTTATCATATTGGTTTGTATAAGTACATCTGTGAGCGCGCAGCGTATTAATTATGCCATGCTGCCTACATTTGACAGCGTGAGTGCTACAGATTACTTTCCTGCCCTTCGTGCGCCTAATACGCAGTATAAAGCAACTTTTAAGGATTTGATTGATTTGATGAGGGATTCTATTGCCGGTGCATCGATCGATACAGCGAATAAGTGGGTGAATACTATTTTCCGGGTTCCCGGTAAGGATAGTATATTTTTTCAGATTGGATCAACAGTTTACAAAATAAAGGACAGTACAGGTTCATCTGCTCCGGAGTGGGGTACCATTACAGGCGATTTGGATGCACAAACGGACTTGTATAATGCGCTGCTTTTAAAAAAGGATGTGGCCGATTCGGGCCGGGCGGTGAGCAATTACGTTACCGGATATTCACTGAATAAAGTACGGGATTCGCTTGCTACTCTTGTGGCAAAGAAACAGGACACGGCGGCATGGGTTGACTATTCGGCCACTTCAACGATTACCGGGTGGTCATCTTATACTACCAAATTAATCCAATATCAGGTAGTGGGTAATATAATGAGGGTTATGGTGCAGATTGAAGGAACAGGAACAGGAACAGCCGTTTCATTTACATTACCAAATAGCGCAACGGCTTGGGGAACACAGTACTTTATTCTGCACACGAGAAACAACACAACGCAGTCGGCATCGGTGGCAACGGTTGCCGCGAATGGAAGTACGGTTACGGTTTCAAATAGTGCAAGTACCACAAGTAGTTGGACAAATGGAGTAGGTCGGGATGTACAAGGTCAATTTTTTATCAATATTCAATGAGTATAGCGATAAAGATAAAAGGACTGGATGAGGTCATTGCTAAATTCGACAAAATAGCACAGGAGACAGCCGATGAGGTAAACGGTGAATTGGATGCTTTTGGTCAGGCGGTTGTAAAGGATGCAAAAGGACTTGTGAGTGCGAATAGCAGCGATGAGGGAGGACTTTTAAGGAGTATAGATAGTTCGGTAGGCTCTTTAAATGTAACGATTACAGCGCGGCAGAATTACGCTGCCTACATTGAATTTGGAACAAGGAAATTTGCTGCGAGTTACATTAGTTCTTTGCCTTCAGACTGGCAGTCATTTGCAGCCACATTTAAAGGAGAAAGCCAGGGTTCATTCCGTGAATTTATGATTGCGATAATGGGATGGGTGAAAAGAAAAGGCATTGAAGAAAAAGCAGCATACCCAATCGCAAGGAAGATATTGAGGGAAGGAATAAGACCAAAACCATTCCTTTACCCTTCAATAGTAAGGGAGTTGCCAAAATTGGAAAAAAGAATTGAAAACATATTTAAGTGATTGATATAAACACTCCCATATTAAAGGCGTATTACAACGCAATAGATGCGTTAGGTATCCCTGTTTATGAGGGTGAAGAACCTGATGATGTATTGGATAAAATCTATGTTGTTATTTCTGATGTCAGCAGCAACGATGTAAGCACTAAAAGTTCTTTTGATTTTAACTGTAATATTCAGCTTTCAATTCATTCATGGGAGTATAAATATGTTAACAGTTCAACACTTAACACAACGGTTGGGCAGATTTTACAGGCAATTAAGCCGGATGTTAACAGTGTATTTGATTTGAGTGCAGACGGTATGCAAATGACTGATTTAAAGTTAGCGCAGGACATAACGCAGCGACTTGGGATTTTAGGAGAACGGAAGTTCATAACAAGAATACTAATTTTTACACAAAATATTTTCATCATTTAAAATAAGCAAAATGGCAGAACATAAAGTACAAGGCGGCACGATGTTGTTATTCATCGACCCAGCAGGCGGAACGGATTATGATACCGTTGTTTGTCTTTTATCAGTTGGTAAAGAAGATTCTATTGCAGAAATTGACGCAGCATCAGCATGCGGACCGGACAGTTCACCCGGACAGTTGACAATTTCCTATTCTTTTGAAGGGCAGCATCTGCAAGACCCCGAAACAGGAAAAATCAGCGGTACTTCACTGCGTACTCTTTTAAGGGATAAAACAACTGTTGGTTTTAAGATTGCTCCTGAATCACCTGTTGCCGGTGATGAGATTGAAACTGGCACCGGTTATTTTTCAGCCCTTTCTTCTACTTACGGGTTTGATTCTGTTGGTACATTTACCGGTACTTTGAAGCCTTACGGTACACCGGTATTGACTGAAGAAAGCTGAACAGCAAGGTATATCCTTACTGAAGGAAGTGATTTTTTAATAACTGAAAGCGGTGATAAAATCACCACTGAAAACTAAATTTATGGCAGACGTAAAGATATCGGAATTAACGGAAGCTAATTTACCATTAGATGGTACGGAAGATTTACCAATCGTTGAAGGTGGTGTAACGAAAAGGTGCAGCACACAGGACATTGCAGATCTGAATGTAAAAACAGTTAAGGTCAGTTTGTCGAGCGCACAAATATTGACACTTGGAACAGCTATAAATTTAATAGCTGCTCCAGGCGCAGGGAAAATGATTGATGTGCTAAAGGTTTTTTTGCGCTTAAACTTTGTTACAACGGCATATGATACAAATACAGCCGTAACGCTGTATCTTGGAACTCCTACACTTTATCAGTTGACGGGTAGTTCTACCGGCTTCCTTGCAAACACATCAACAACGATGGTGCAGCCTGCAATGCAAAGGTATTTAAGTGCATTCAGCAGCATTCAAAGTAATTTTGAAAATCAACCTGTTACGATTGTTTCAGGCGGCAATCCTGCAAACGGTGATAGTACTGTTGATGTATGGATAACATACCAAATCATAAATATCTAATATGAGTTACATTCAAATAAACATTGGAGGTAAAGAAAGGGGTTTAAAATTCAATCAACTTGCCATTGAGATAATCGGAACGCATAACGATAGCGAAACAACATCATCATTCATGTATGCTATGTATTACGGTGGCTTGCGTGGCAATTCATACGTTAAGCGTGAAGATCCTGATTATACATTCGAGCAGGTTTGCGAATGGGTTGATAATCTTCATGACAAAGCAAACGTAAATGAACAGGTGGTAAAAGTGATGAGTGAAACGAACCTTTGGAAAGACTTGATTAAGGAAGGAACGGAAAAGTTAGATGAGAAAAAAAAAGCGCAAAAGAAATCGGGTACGAAAATCTAAAGTTCGCTTTAGGTCGTTTGGGGTGGTCTGCGTATGAGTATTACACTTCTTTGCCTGTTGAATTTTATGCAGCCTGTGAAGGTTACAATGAAAGGGTAAAAGAGCAGATGATGATTACAAGGTACAGTACATACATCATTGCATCGAGTATGGCAGGCAGCAAGGCGGTGGGTAGTATTGACAAGATATGGCCGATTGAAAGTGAATCAAAGAGTTTACCTGCAATGACTAAGGAAAGATATGAAGCTATTTTGAACCGGCATAAAATTAAAATCAAAAAGTAGTGGCGCAAAAGATAGAAATAGTTGTTGAAGCAACGGGGTTTGATACGGTTGCAAAGGGGGCGCAAAACGTTTCAAAGTCTTTAGCTGTCACTGCTAAGGAGGCTCAAAAACTTGATAGCACATTAGCCGGCGGGTTCAAAAATGGTGCAAATCAGGCTACACAGGCATTGACTAATTTAGGGCGTGTCGCACAAGATGCGCCTTTTGGATTTATAGGTATTGCCAACAACATTAATCCGTTATTAGAAAGTTTCCAAAGGTTAAAGACCGAAACAAAATCAACAGGTGGCGCATTAAAGGCTTTAGGAAGTTCATTGATTGGTGCCGGTGGTTTGGGGATTGCGGTAAGCGTTGTTACGGCTGCCGTTTCATTTGCTACAAATGGATTTGGGGCATGGACAAGAGGATTAGGTCAGAACAAAAAGGCCATTGAAGATACAAAAAATGCATATGACGGCATCATAGCATCTTTGACAACCGAGCAAATAAAAATTGATAAGATTGTAACCGCAATTAAGGAGGAAAACCTTACAAGGAAACAAAGAATAGAGGCCATTAATCAACTACAAAAGGCGGCTCCTGCGTATTTTTCAAATTTAGATAAAGAAAAATCAACTATTGAGCAAATAACAATTGCTTATAACGCATTTTCTGCATCCATACTACGATCTATTGAAGCGAAGGTTAGAGAAAGGCAATTAATAGAAATTACCGATGAAATATTAAAGCTAAAAGACAAGGCCACTAATTTGGGGCAGGATGAGGTTTTAATAGCAGGTAAATTAGTAAAAGTTAACCGCCAAAGGTACGATGCGGATTCTGAAGGGTTGACTACGCAGCAAGCGTATCAGGCCACAATGAAAGGCATTATTGGACTTACCAATGAAGAAATAAAAAGACTGGATGTTTTAGAGAAGACAAGGCAAAGGCTATTGCAATTAATAACACAGGCGAGCGGCGCTGAAATATTTAATACTACACAAGGAAAATCGGGAATTACAAAGGTAAAGGAGGATGTAGATAGTCTTAAAAGAGTCATCCTTGATGTTGACCGTGTAATCACACAGGACTTTTTAGACCTTTTTTATGGTGATAAGACCGGAGGCAAGCCGGTAACCAATATTAAGCCTATTGGTGTGCCGATTGAAATAAAAAAACCATTAATCGACGAGGCTAAAGCCAAGGAACTTGGGGAGCAGTTAACGGCATTCTTTGAATCTTTAGCTGTTGAAATTGGTGTAGCATTTGGTGAGGCATTAGGAAATGCGATTGCAGGAACGGGAAGCATAAAGGGAGTGTTTCAAAGTTTGTTTTCTGTTGTTGGTGCAGCCCTGCAAAGGCTTGGAGCAGTGTTTATAAAATCTGCTGCCATCATAAAGAAAATTGAAAGTGTAATGATTAAAAACCCTACATTAGCGATTGCAGGAGGTATCGCACTTGTTGCACTTGGAAGCGTATTGAAGAATGTAAGCGCGTTTGCGGTAGGTACAAGGAATGCACCGGGCGGACTTGCTTTAGTTGGTGAACGGGGGCCTGAATTAATCAGCGTTCCACGTGGAGCGCAGGTAACCCCGGCGGCGCAAACAGCAAATATAATCGGTGGCATGCAAGCGATTGAGGTTTACGGAATGGTAAGAGGTCAGGATATTTATTTCAGTAATAAAAGGTTTGCCGGTACTTTATCCCGGAATACTTAAAAACCTTCTTAATCGGGTTTTAATTCCCGATTAAGAAAGTTACGAAAGTTACGAAAATGGCATACGGCTTAAAATATACAAGAAATTTTGATAGCTTAAACGGCATACGATATACATTCAATATCTATGAGAAAGACTATGTCGGTGCTGATACTGAAATACTTTTAGGCGGCACTCCTGCTGTTCAAGATTGGCAAAGTGATGACAGTTTTTCACCGGTGCAGGGATGTGTGCTAAAGGTTCAAGTAGTAAATGATGGCTCATTGCCTTTGTCGTCTTTCTTTTCTATTGCTGATGATACTTTTAAGGGGGAATTGGTTAGCGACCAGGGAGTTCACTTTTTGGGTTTTTTAGTGCAAGATGACAGCACGGAAATACAGGTTGATTATGCCCATTACATAAATTTGTCATTTACGGATAATTTGGGGCTATTGAAGGACATTCCTTTGAATATCGCAAATTCAAATTACGGTACAGTAAATTCATTTTTGAGGACAATCACAAGAGTCGATTCGCACAATTTTATTTTCAGCGGTTCCCCTTTGCCTTTACAGGTAGGTAATGTTTTCACTATCACAGGGCTTCCGGGCGCAAATGGAACTTATACCTGTTCGAATATTACTTTTTTAATTGGCACATATCAGATTGAAGTAATTGAAACAATACCGACATTTACCGGGGGAGCCGGTACGGTGAATTATACAACGCCAAACTTTGACTTAACCGATAAGTTAAGTTTTGCAGAATTATTTGCCATCTGTTTAAATTCAATTAATCTGAAATTAGATTGCCGGGTGTATTCTGATTTAGATGTTAACGGTGGAACTGTTGGCAGATGGTTGGAGGATGTTTATTTGAGTGGTGAAACATTTTTAAATGGGGATAAATGGGAAAGCTGCTACCGGGTAATGGAAACTATTTTATCCCGTTTCAGGGCAACAATTTTTCAATCTAAAGGTGTTTGGAACATTGTACGGTGGGATGAATTGAGGGAAAATAACGGTGTTATTCCTTACATGACTTACGATAGTGATTTCACTTATGTAAGCACAACGGCTGTGCATGATCCGTTTTTCAATTACGATGCAGGTGAGATTCTAACCGGCTTGGAGTTGGGAATCTTACGGCCTTATAAATTTGTGCGTCAGCAGTTTAATTACGTGCAACCGGATAACCTTCTGAAAAATTACAATTTTCAGATACTTGGGGACTTGGTAAGGGAATACACAGTCACCGGTGGTAGTGTAAAAGAATATGAATTAGCTTTATGGGATGATGGCCCTTTTGCGCCATATCCTGAAAGATTGATTGGAATTACTTATGATACCGGTGGAAATGAAGTTGCAAGATATGCAGTTATAACAGGTTCAAGTGGGGATAACCCACGTTCTGCACAATCACAGCCTATTGAAGTAATTAAAGGAGATAAATTCAAATGGTCTTTTGAGTTTGCAACTGATGTAAGTCAGCCTGGAGCAGTTAATTCTATTTTTTCTGTTCGTTTATTCGATGGCACAACTACAAGATATTTGGGTGATAACGGAGAATGGAAAGTACTAAATGGATTTACTTATTCTGTATTAGCCGGTGATGATACACAGGAATGGCATACTGTCGAAATTGAAAGCGATGAAATACCATATACAGGATTACTTTATATATATTTAGGTCAAGAGGCACAGGTATCATCAAATAAAACGTACTATAAAAATTTATCATTTGAGTATCTTCCTTCAATTAATGATACTACTAAAATAATCGGGCATGTACATACTAATTCGCAGCCTGTTGATACAAAAAACACAGATGACAGCGAAATATTTATTGATGATTCACCACGCAATTCAATAAAAGGTGCAATGTTTTTGTCCACATCAACATCATTGGTTAGGGATAGGACTTTGAAGTGGCTACCGGATGATTTAAGGATAGGACAGATAACGACCTTTCAGGAACTTACATGGCGTAAAAAACCACGTTTAATACTGTCAGGTACGCTTTTGGGGATTGTTCAAACTTCAAGGGCAATAAATAAAGCATGTGTCATTACATCATCTATTTATACTGATTTGTTTTTTATAATTGGTCAAATGAGTATTGATTATAAAAACGACCTTGTAAATGTTGGTTTGGTTGAAATGTATGAAGATGCAGAAACAGGTGTGGAAAGTGTTTATGAGTTCAAATATTTATACGCAAAAATATGAGTATAGTTAAAGGGCAGGACGTTGTTGTTTATTTCTATAATGATTTTCTCGAAGAGTATATCACTTATGGATGTGCAAGGTCATGCAGTGTAAACATATCAAGTGAGTTCTTGGAAACAAGTATAATCGGATCGGGTACGGCAAGGACATTTCTTCCTACTTCATACACATTTAACGGTACTATTGAAGGGTTGACAAATTTAGAAAAGACTGATAATCCTCTGACGATTGCAAGTTTAATGTATTATCAGTTAAACAGGATAAAGTTAACGATGCAATTTGACCATCAGGATAATGACGGTAATTTCTTAACTTTACAAGCTGATTTTTACGTAGAAAACAGCAGCATAACAAGTTCATTTGATAACGTTTCTACATTTACGGTTGATTTCAAAGGAACAGGACCATTAACATTAATTGAAGGCTCATGAAAATACTATTATCAATATTGCTTTTATTTTCTTTTGCTGCTAAGTCGCAGGATACGACTAAGTACATGCCGATGTCAGCAAAGGGTTATAAATTTAACGGTGGTACATTTAAAAACATTTGGATTGGGCAGGATACGACTAATTATAAGACCGGTATTGTGAGAATTGGTTTTCGTTTCTTTGTCGGTAATGGTGTTTATTGGAAGGAGATAGCCGGTGGATCATCTGCACCATCAGGTTTGACCGGTGCGGTGGTTACGCAAATTGATAGCACGAGGTTCAACGTCTCTCCAGGTTCTTACTACATACAGGGTTCATTGTACGCCAACGGTGATACAACTTTCAACTTAGCGCAGCCGGGTGATACGAGCAGGATTGATGTGATTGGACTTGACACATTGGGGCAGGTGTTCACGATTACGGGGGTTGAAAGTGAGAACCCTTATCCATCTTCAATAGATCCGTTAAGTCAAATTTATTTATCATTCGTTTGGGTGGATACGGATACGGTTTATTTTGCGCCCACTCCTGTGAATTATTGGTCTGCTTTGGGCAATGATATTATTCCGAATAATCCGGGCAAGGTGCAGTTTAAAAACGGTCTTTATGTTGACCAAATTACAGCAAATGACAGCCGATTGTTTACGGATAAGCAGTTGATATTGCAATCAAACAGGCCAACGGGTTCAAAGATATTTGCAGGTATTTCAGGCGGTAACGTTGATTTAAACACTACGGAGCTACAACTATCATTGGGCGACAATTCCACAACGGGAACGGCAAAGACGGCTTTAAGTTTAACGGGCGGGTCATTGCATGCATCAGGAACGGAAGAGATGAACATGATAAGCATCACGCCTTCTATTGTTCAGTCGGGCAGTTACAGCGGTTCTGTGAGGGGGATATATTACAATCCTACGGTAACGTCAAATGTTGGTAGTCATTACGCCTTTGAAAGCACAGCAGGTCGAATTAAGTTTGGCGGCACTCCATCGGTGAATGACACGACTTCAAAGCCTGTGGTGATGGATGGCAGCGGTAATTTGAGCAGGTTAAACTATTGGCCTACGGGCAGCGGCGGCGGTGGCGGTGTTGATAGTTCAGCTTATTGGACAGCATCGGTTTTATCGGATAGCACAGGGTTTATACTTTGTGACAGAAGGGGAAGGTGTGATACAATTATCAGCACAGAGAGAGCGTCAAGCATTGATTCTATTCGCAGGATTGCAGGTAGTACAAATGTGCAGGCTCGAAAGGGCGGTGTTTGGGTTACTCAATATCAGGATTCAGTTGGTTCGGGAGGTGGTGGCTCTCAAAATCTTGATCAGGTTTTAGCTGTTGGTAATAATACAGATACAACTATAAATTTTGTTGATACACTTTCATCAAACGAAGGGAAGCAATTCGTTACTATATACCCTAAAGGTTACGGTCAAACAGGTTACCCGAATGGTCGCCCGGCTATGTTTAGTGGGTTAGGATATCATAGGTATCCCGGAGTGAATGCAGATGGCAGGCCAAATGTGGTGGGGCTTCTATGGGGTTATAACGGCGGCTTTAATAATAAAGTAATAGCAGGAGAACCAACATGGGGGGTAAGAACAGAAACGTGGTATCAAATCAGCGGTGCAGCAAATAGTGAATTTCACGGGGTTAGCCCCGAGTTTCAGCCTATCAACGGAACCGCATCAAGGCGGCTTGGTACATGGTATGTACGAAACTCAGACGGGTACTCAACTTTCACAAGTCAGGGCAACCAATATGGTTGGTATCATGGCGCAACCGACACGGCAATGCTTAGTTTAGGTTCAACGGGAATGCTTTTTGGGTCAAAAGGAGTTGGCTCATTCACTATAAAAAACCAAGACAGTGCTACTAACAACACAAGTATTTCTCTTAATTTAAACGGTACATCTTTTTCAAATACTGTATCAGCGGGAGCGCAGCCACTAAATTCTTTTGCTTTCTTTTCACCCATAACCGTTTCGCCCGGTACAAGTTATGGAAGTTCATCTACTTACTTAGGTCTTGTAAATACTACGGTTGCGTTGGCTAATAAATATGGGTTTTCAGTTATTTCATCAGGTATTACAACAACTAATTTTGGTGGGCTTACTATTGATGGGAACACAACAGGAACAATCACTCCTTTATACGGAAGAAATACATCAGCAACAGGAACAGTAAGTAGCGTAATGATTGGCGGCAACGGTTCAACGGCAGCATGGATGCTAAGAGATAATTCAATCGGTATTGATTGGCGTATGTATTTAAAAAGCGGTGATGCAGAACGCCAGATGAAGATTGGATTTGGTACTTCTACTTATGATAGCTTGATGAAGTTTCGGGGAACTGACGGCAAGGTAAGCATCAGGACTTCCCTGAATGTAGGTGCAGCCGCCTATCCGGTTGCATCAGCAGCACTTGAAGTAACAAGCACAACGCAGGGCTTCCTTCCTCCACGTATGACAGCAACACAGGCTTCTGCAATAAGTTCACCAGCAGAGGGGCTACTCGTATACGTTACTGATACCAAAGGCACATTCACAGCGAAAGGCTGGTGGGGTTGGGATGGGGCTGCGTGGCAAAAACTTAATAATTAATAATATGAAACTGATACTTTTTTTTCTGCTACTCCCATGCCTTGCAAAAGCACAGCAGGACACGCTTATCATGCCTCCCGAGTACACTCCAAAAACAGGAGTGAATTACACATTTACCATACCGGCGATTCCCGTTTTGCAAAATCAAGTGACCAACGTAACGGAAAGAGTGAAGGCATTGGAGAATGCACCGGCCACCGGCGGCGGTAAGCAGGTGAACACATCAACTTACACGATTACCAACGCTGATAACGGCTCCCTGTTAATTATAACAACAGCATGTACCATAACAATCAGCACCGGATTGAAAGCTGGTTTCACATGCACAGTTAAGCGCATCGGAGGGGATGTGAGATACACCGGAAGTTCGCTTTTCTCATACGCCAACTGGCGCAGGTCATCCCGACAATATGAAAATGTGTACGTGGAAAGCGACGGGATAAACAATTACTTATCAGGAAACTTGAAACTGTAATGAAACTTATTCAATCAATCCT